CCAATTGTCCTTGAGGACATCCAAAATGACATCTATTCCTTCTTTGAAGGTGGCAACCATTTCTTCTTCCTCCTTGCTTTATCATGAGCGTCCCAATCTGGTAATACTGAATTACCATTGAACCTAAGTTTCTGCTCAGTCAATATAGGCGATTCAGTTAGCATACGTCTATCCACAATATCAGGATTCTCCTCTTGAGACTTTACTAAATCGTGATACTGCGTAGAACCTTCTATAACGCCCTTACGTAATTCCGCTTGAGTTTCTGCTTGAGTGAACTCCTTCTCAATCACTTCTTTCCACTCATCGTAGACTATTCGTTCGGTATCATCACCCAAAGACGACCACCTCAATATATCGTGCGAAAACGCGGTCTACATCTGCTCGATAGAGTTGAATCTTAGATGCCAAGTCCACATTCTGTGTTCCTTCCGGTATGAGAACGCTACGGTCATCATTCATCAATAAATCAATTGCTACCAACTTAGTGCAGATATCCTCTATACCCTTATCCACATAGCGCTCACCATAGATGTAAGATGTCTTGATTGCATTCCACTCAAAGAATGGATATGAGTTGTTGAAGTATATGATGCCCATCTCGTGGTCGAGCCACCAGTCTCGCAGTCTGCCCTTGTCTCCGCTTGAACTACCGCCTTGGAGGTCTATCTGTAACTGGTGTTGAGTGAGAACCCCCGCTATATCAGAAAGAGCAGAGCCTACTACAATCACACATCCAGTGAAGGACGTGGCAGTTTTTCCTGTATAACGAAAGACGTCGCCACTCGCATCAACGACAACACCTGTTTCCGCAAATCCACTTGTAGTATCTACGTTGATAGTTGTGGAAGAGAGGTTACTGAATGTAGCCGTTGAACTACTGGTCTGACTAATATCTATGTCACTATCAGTGGCGACGATTGTGCAAGTCTCTCCTCCCTTTGTATCTCTCATACTGGTTATCTTGACGATGCCTGTCCCATAATCGGAATTAGCCGAAGCAAGAAACTCATTGTGAACTGCGACATTAGCCGTATTGCCCTCAAGAATAAATGTAGGCGCAAAATCCACTACGGTCTTTCCTACTCTGTCTTCTTTATTGATTAGGTCAGCCAGATTCTGAGCAGAAGTTGCCTTATCGAAGTCTGCTCGCCAATTCGCAGTGCTACTGCCGATTGAGAGGACACCGACGCTCCCATTGCCGGGTGAAACGACTATGGAACCGGAGAGGTCTCGCACATTGTCCGGCAGTGTGATTCTTGCCTCTGCTGCACCTATCTCTCGGTAGTCATCTCCTTGCCACAACTCCAATCGAAGTATCTGCTGAACATTTCTGAAGAGAAGTGGAGAAGTGCCGACGTAGTCAGTATAGTATCGACGACGATATGGCTTGTAAGTATCGAAATTGATGTATTCCGCATTAACAAGATACGGTCTCCATGCATTGTGAGTTCTATTGTCTATGTGGTCCTGCATACGAAGAATGACTTCCTCAACCTTGGCCTTAGTCATACCACGAGTTCTTCCATTGGTGAATGATGCCAGATTTTGCACATATGTATCATCTACCGCTTGGTAATCTGAAGTTGAGAATGACCCTGTAAAGTATAGGGCTACTCCATTGGTCCCTCCTTCGGCAATAGATGTAATTGTCTTCTCTATTCCCAATGCTTGCGCATCGCTGTAAATGAGAATTGTATCGCCTACTGAAAATCCGATATTTCTGTAATCGGCGCCCGTCACATATACTCTATCAGACTCAGAGTCAGCACTGACTGCGACAGCATCTTGCGGCCCCATATCGAGTAGGTCTGCAACTTTCTGTGCTGTGGTGTAGACGACTGCTGTGGGGTCAAGAGGTCTTGTTTCGCCTTCACCGGGACTGAATACTTGTGGCATTATTGAACACCTACACTTTCTGGTCTTCTTGGTTGGTCGAGTTTTGATTTAGGTTTTGTATAACCTTGTATTCTTGGGTCTATTTCATAAGCAGTCACCATTCTACCAGCATCGCCACCCCTCAAAGGATTGAATTGGTATGTTGGATGAAATGGATTGAACTTGGGGGCTAAGTCTGAAGTATTAGGCCCACCAATTGTTCCTTCTTTTCTACCATAAATATCGGCAAGAGCACTTCGGGTTGAAGGCGTTCTCATGTATGGCCCTCCTTCTTCGCTATCTAAACCCATATTCCCATCCGGTGTATTCTCAACCGGCGTATTCTCAACCGGCGTATTCTCAACCGGTGTATTCTGAACGGGGTTGTTGCGCTTTCGGCCGTAAGGCATTCCCCGACGATACTTGAGAACTGACCAAGCCTTGTTGAATGCGGTCATTACTGTCCCTCCATTTGATTCGTCAAATTACCTTGAGCATCGAAAAACATACCCGGTAGTCCGGGCACTGGGCCGCTTCGGTCTTTTTCTCGCACTTCACCGTCTACGATTTCATGATTCTTCCACGGTAGTGGGCCTTTTTCTTCATGACCGGAAACGGTTTGATGAAAACCGTGTGGATAATCAGGATGTTCGTGAAGATTGATATATGGCCCATGACCATTTATCCATCCAACGGGGGTTTTCTTGTAGTCCGGCCCCATCCAATGGAGGTGCTGTTTCTCTTTCTTCTCTTTCAAGATGGCCCAAGCCTTGTCAAATGCGGTCATTTCAGTAACCCCCACCCTCACCAGAAAGTTCTTTTCTCGCCTTATCATTCTGAGCATTGATTCTTGCTATTGCTTCAGGAGTCCATGAAGGGTCCATAGGTGGAGGCGGCGGAGGTTGGAAATGTTCAGGAACATTCGGATTCACCTTAGACATAGGGTTCATCCTTTGTTGTGTGATATAATCTGGTAAAGGCTTATTGGCCTTTCTTTTCAGATAATCGCCATATCTTGGTTTTGGGTAATTCGACAAGTCTTGGGACATCTGGTCATATGGATTGTAATTTGGGTCATCTCTTTTAGGAAAGGCAAACGGACTACCATCTCGTGCTTTAGCAGAATCCTTGAGTAATTGGAATGCAATATCCATTGGCTCACCAGTAATCACCCTTGCACCGCGTTTCGGCCAATCTAAATCACTGTAGAAAGCCTCTTCATCGCTAAGTTTCTCTTGACCTTGAACATCTCTACTGAGGGGTGTTCTCTCTCCTCTACCAGAATGATAACTCCATGAGCGCCTATTCTCAAACTCCTTACCGGGAGCAGGCTTTTGAGGCATCATACTATGCATCCTCTCTCGCCAGATGTTATATTGCTCTGGAGGCATTTGCCCTCTTGATAATCTACTGTCTTCTTCCTCTTGGGCTTCTGATTCAGCAGCCTCCATGCTTGCATTACGATTCATCATCTCGTCAATATCGTAATTATCTGCCAATTCGTTAATCTCTTGACCAAAGTTTTTCATTCTTGCTGGCCCTATACCTCGCATTGACATGTCTATTTGCTTAGGCAAACTTCCACGTCTCTGCACTCTCGCATAGCCACCCTCATCCATCTGCTGTTCTGGGAGTCCTTTCAAGACACTCCACGCTAAGTCAAACTCATTCATAGCCTCGCCCCCTCATTACGGCTTCCGAGGTTATATTCCATAGGCCTTTCGCAACCACCACAAGTGGCTCGCCATAAGAAATGAAGCATACCGCAGTGTGCACAACGTGTGCCTGCACCAATATCGAGTATGTCTGCGATATCAGAAGTTCTTGCTCTCTGCTTCTTAGTGATGCCCTTTAGTGGGGCATCGGTATTGATTTTCTGGTTGTCGTATTTAATGTCTGCACGAACATTTTGCTTGGCTGCTCTGCTGATGTCGTCAATATCAAGTGTTTGTAACTCGAACTTGGACATCCACAAACACCACCTTCATGCATAGTATGTGAGAACAAGAAACACATTTCCAAGAATAATAACTGGCTCAGATGCCACTAATGATGACGTAGATGCAGCATCAGTAATCGTAGTATATGCTGCCGCCAATGCTGTTTCTGCCTTAGCCTCAGTGGAAAAATCCTTCGGGGCTATCGGGCCGATAACTGCAAACTTTAGTGTTAGGTTAGCCATTTAGGTCACCGCCTGTTTCAGCGCTTACCCAATGCCCACCACTTACCAGTGTTTCCACTGACGCAATCTATTGTTAGGGAACCCGGTGCAGCGGTTGTAACGATAGCGAATGCTCCGTCTACTCCACCACCTGTGTTGTCTTCGGTATCACCAATGACGTTTCCAGCAAGTATCTCAGATAGTCCTGTGACTATTGTTCCAGTGTCTACGCTTGCTGCATTCCATGTTCCAGTAACCATCATTAGGTCACCCATTACGTGTGTTCTTGTGTCTGTTGTGTTACTAAATGCCATAATTTATCACTCCATTTCCGTTTCGTCTTCTGCTACTGCTTCCTCAACAACTGGCTCTTCCACTACTGGTTCAACTACTGCTTCTTCCACTACTGGTTCTTCCGCTATTGATTCTACAACTTCTGCTGCTTCGACTACTGGCTCTTCGACAGGGGCCGGACTTAAAGCCTCTTCCACTAAAGAGAGAAGAGAACTCTTGGTCTTGTAACCACCGCTAATTGGTATTCCGTTATTGTCGAGCCAAGCCATAATGTCGGCTTTTCTCCATTGGCTGTCAGGAATGCCATCATTGCCCGCATCTGAATGCGGTGCTTCGTCGCCCTCAATGATATAATCGTCCTTGAGTAACCAATGCCTGTTCTCATCCAACCAAGATTGGGAGACGGTTCTTCTGCTTCCACGTATCCATTCGCCTATGGATGGGTCGCGTCCAGCACGAGAATACCACTTGCCTGCATAGGTTACGGTAGGCATTCACCCACCTCAGTTATACATCACTATTAGGTTGTGCAATGCGTTAGCGCCTGTGACTGTGATTACAAGCCCTGTGTTTGCTACCTTAGATACTGCTGCTGTTCCACCTTGTTGGGAACTCATTACCATAAGGATAGATGATATTCCACCAGATAGTGTGACTGCCGCTGTGCCGCTTGCACATGTTACGTCCAATAAAGCCATCTTGGGAGCCGGGTCGTATCCGGTCGCCCCATCGGAGTTTGATGGATGGAAAGTTCCCGGACCTCCGCCCGGATATTGAACATCTGCTGCTCCGTCAAGCCATTCTGTTGTGTCATGAGAGCCCGCTCTGAGTTCCCATGCCCCGATTAGGGTTGCTACTGCGCTTCCTGCTGCTGTTGCTACTAATGTTTCTGCCATTTTTCTTCATCTCCTGTATATATTCCTGCCTTCTGGCCTCACTTCAAGTCCCTCAGACTTCCTTGTGACCCAAAGAAAGTGGTCCAAATCTCGCCCATTGTTCGGTAGAGTCCTTCTTGACCCAGCCTGTTGATGGCGAAGGGGTCGCCGGTCTCAATTCCCGACTCGAAGTATTGGGTCGGTATTGCTGTGCTAAAGTGCAGGTAATCTGTATCTAAGAAGTAAACGCGACTGATAGAATCCGTCAGCATGTTCTTGGTTGGGATAATTGGGACTCCGTTGTAGGTAGCCACGATAAATCCGGCTTCCATTCCCGGAACACCCTTTACACCGTTGTAGGTGGGGGTGACTCTCTTCTCTTCCATGAACCTCTGCTGGCTCTGCAATAGTTGCTGCAGGCGCATTAGTGTGTCATATCCGGTTAGCATAACCTTGGGGTTACCACCACGGACCCAGAGTTTCTGGAACATCTCGTCAATCAAGTCGAGAGAAAGAACTCTGTCAGTTGAGACATTGCTCACTGCGTTGTTGCTCATCTCAGCGTTCGACCATGAGTTTGCACTCCTGTCGATACTGTATATGTCGAGGTCAGAGTCAGCGCTTAGATTGTCGTGACCATTAACCAGACCAGTTGTGGTAGTTGCGTTGTTGCTGTATGCTGCTGTAACTCGGTCCAAGGACTCGAAGTTGTTAGCGGCAGGTGTGTCCACATCAGTGCAAAGCATCTTGTTCACCATCTCAGCGTGATGTTTGCCCATTTCTTCCTTCATGACCGAGCGGATATCTCCGAGGCCATCATCCTTGTCAGCGAGGAAAATCGCTGTCTCGGACATATCAAAGGTGTGTGCGATAGTCTTAGGCTTTGCAGCAACGTGCTGGAAAGTCGGCTTGACTGTCTCAGGTAGTGTTGCGTTCTCTGCAACTCCACCGTGTAGAGTGCCCGAATTGGGGCGACCAGTGATTACGCGCCATCCACTTCGGTCCCAAGGCTTCTTGGGTAGAATACTGAAAGCGTTGAACTCTTGGTTCAGTTGCGACCAGACTTTGCGTCCATAAATTGCTTGGTAAGTTCCACCAGTGGTAGACAGCATTGGGCTGTCTGCCTTGAGTAGTTCACTACCGGAGTAAGAATACCCCATTGCGTTCCCTGCGCCATAGTAATAGCGCTCCATGTCAGTTATTGTTCTTACGTAGTTTCGTGCCATTTTTCATCATCTCCTAATTTTTTGTTGTAGATTCTCACTCCGGGCTCAATGTCTTATCGGCCAATTGATGAACCTCATCCCAAGACATTTGTGCCAAATCCTCAGTCGAAGGAACCACTATTCCGGTGGCGCTCTCGGACTTCTTGAACTCCTCTCCTTCTTCTGCTGGTGTAGTCAAACCATCAATGCGCTCTCCAAGTGCTTCGATGGACTTCTGGATAGACTCAAGTGGGCTGCGTGCATCGAATGCTGCTGCCTCTGCCTTGGTAATCTCGGCCTCTCTCTCGTGCGCGTAGCGTGTAGAGAACTGCTCTTCGAGACTTCCACGTAGTTCATTCTCAAGGGCTGCAGCCTTGTAAACTTCGTAAGCAGCCTCAATATCTGAGTCTGTTAGTGAACGAGGGTCGATGAAGTCAGACTTCGCAACCTTGCCACTACCTGTAGTCTTACCGAGTGCGCCAGTTGAAGGCTTGCCACCCTCCTGCGCGCGTCCCTTAACCTGTCCAGTTCGCTGGAGATGTTGTGCTTCCATCTCTTCTGGAGTAGAGCCGAGGTTAGCCTTTTCCAAATCATCGAAGTGTGCGCGTGCGGCTTTTGTGTCCACACCGCCACTCTTCAGAGTGTCTTCCATCCAATTCAAGTAATCAGATGTAATGACGTCTGAGAACTCATTGGATTTCTCCACTGGCTCCTCAGTTGTATCTGCTGCCTCTTTCTTCTTGTCGTCCTTCTTGTC